CCAGTGTTTTCATGCTGTCGAAATAATTCTCAAGTCTTTCTTGATCGGATAACGATATGCCAAATTCTCTCTCGACAAACATCCTTGTGCCACTGGTTGGTGGTATATATTCAATAGTTCTCATATCTTTCAATGCTAAAGTAAATTGTTCGTAATACCACTTATTCATACTGCCCTGAGCCGTATGAATCATTTGGTAGTTGCTGACGTCGGAAGTTAGCCTAAGAACATTCATTGCTAACTTTGCAACTACAGGACAAGAGGGATACTGATGTGCAAGTGATAAAGCTTTACACCTCAATAGCGCTCTCCTCTTCTTTGGAGAAACATTAATGTATTTTCTATTTGTCCACCCCAATGTGGCCAGTTCCTCCATAGGATTCACGATCGTTTGGCGTCCATCTTCATCAAAGAAAATTCCGCAAAAACTTGCCCTACCGATTTCCGTGAATGTCTCTAATTTGATAGTAAATCCCAATTTTGTGAAGAATTCCTTATGATCTGACAAATCAACAATGCCTTTAAAACTAAACAATCCGTCGTCACCTTCCACGACACCATCGCAAGCAACTTTTTTCTTGTGAGCAAAGAACAAGAAAAGCATTAGATTTGTAAAACCATTCCCGAGAGAAGTGCACATCTCCCCGGACATTCTTCTGGCCTTTACTGTCAACCAAAAATCCTTAAATTGTATAACATTGTCGCCCGTTAAAGTATCATTTATTGTTCTATACCAATAAGGATCTAGATTTTTGGTCATATATTTATACAAACGCATCTCACAATTGTCCATAAAGTCTTCTGTAAAACTTCCTTCGAAAGATGTGTAATCCGTTTGTATATACATACCAGTTGGTGTCCATAATTTCTTATAAACGTAGTCAGGTCTGTCCTTGACTGGTATGTGTTTGATGAATGCTTCGTTTTTATACAATTCGTCTTCTATTAGTTTAAAGACAGGTCCACTAAATACTTTAAACTCATCCGTGCGTGAATAGATTCCCCTGGGATACTTGTATTCAGCGTAACATTCATCCTTGACAAAAGCTTTATTAACTTTCATCTGTTTTGTGATGTTTCGATCTACCATAGAATTGCTTATCCTCTTCAATTCATCTTTCCTCCATCTCGGGTAGTTTGTTCTCTCAATCCAATGATCGAAACCAACATCGGCATCACTAGGCAACGGGACCAAATTCGTGCGCAACCAATTTTCCACAAATGCACCGAATTCTTTAACCAACTCTCTATCAAGACGGGGCTGTTTAGGCGCCAGTCTCTTCTTCACCCCAGCAATCACACTATCCATGTCATTCATATCCGGATGTGGCATTGTTGCTCCTTCGATTTCAACACCGAGTGCAACAGAAACCGGTCTGC